CACCCCAAGGTTACCTTTATTATCAGATCCACCACCACTTACTAAGTCGCCTATATAACCACCGCTTCCTGAATCATCTGACCCACCGCCAGTGAAGGTATTTTTTATGCCAGTGCCAACATTGCTTGCAACGGTTTTGACACCAGTTACAAAATTATCCCAACCGCTAGGTTCTGGATCGTTGTCAGGTTCTGAAGTAGTTGTGCCACTGTCACGGCCCCCGCCGCTATGAAACCAATAAGCAGGGACGCCATCGGGGCCAGCAAGGACAGGCGTGTCATTGCGGTAATCTTGAAGCATACCCTCTTCCTGCGGATTAATGTACGCCAACATGTGCGGCTGATTACCAATCATTGTCTGCCGTGGAACACCATTAGCCACGTTCTCTAGCGCGCCCATTCCCGTGTCAGGGTATGATACATTCGGAGCCGCAGCCAGTGGGTTAATAGGGGCTTGGCTTTTCTGAACGATTACGTTCACGCGATCCATAAATGTGTTCATCATGCCCTCATTGGTGGTTGTTGCTGCGGTGGTTGCTGCGGTGGTTGCTGCGGTGGCTGTTGCGTAGGTGGCTGCATGGCAGCTTCTGAAATAGCACTTAGCGCGCCCATGCCCTCGCCGCTGCCCATGCGGGCCTTAATCTCCATGACCTTGTCGATCAGGTATTTGTTCATGTCCATCGGTGGCTCACCGCCCCCTGATCCGCCCGCTGGTGGCGGTGGCCCGCCCTGCGGCCCGCCAGCTTGGGGTGGGCCTTCCTGCGGCAATGCCCCAAATAAATCAGGGCGCAGGCGTGGAAGCATGTCAGACACCTGATTTATTTGTCGAGGATTATAAGATTGTTGGGGGAGCATTCTTCATCGCCTCCATCTGGATCTTCGCTGCATTCTTCTCACGCTCAAGTTGTAAGTCAGCCTCTAGCTTCATTACCTTGGCCTGCATGTCGGCCTGCGCCTTGGCTGCGTCAATCTCCATGTCCTGACGGGCCTCTGCCTGCTTGATCTCAATGCTGGATTTAGCCTTGGCTTGGTCAGCCTGTATCTGAGCCTGTGTGCGGGCCTTCAGGGCCTCTGTCTCAAGCTGCGCTAGTTGCTGTGCATATTGCAGCGGATTGGCTTGCTCCTGCTGTCCTGCGCCCGCTAGTGCTTGGATCTGCTTCATCTGAGGTGCGGCCTGCACAACCTGCGCCGCGCGCTGGCTAATTAGGCGATCCATCTCTGGATCAATGCCCTCAAACTTGAAGTCTGGATCTTTAAAGTTTGGCAGTGGCGGCAGCTCCATCTGAATACTGGCCTCCATCCGCTGGCGATACAACAGCGCAACGTGTTCAGCAATGTGGGCGATCAGCACTGGCTGCATAGCAGCCGCGCCAGGATTGCCCGCCAGTGACGGATCTTGCATGAACTGCATGTGAACCGCAATGTGCGCCTCATGCTCCTGCTCTGGAAAAGCGCGAATTGGCTTGCCGTACAACACGCTCATGTTTTCGTCCACTGGGTCCATCTGCACAGCCTCTTCAGGCTTCTTCAGGATCTCATCAATGTTGGGTATGCGGATCGCCTCATACATCCGCTTGTAGGCTTCGTACAGGTCGTGGAACTGCGGAGCTGACCGCGCCATTTCCAAGACAGCTTGTGCTTGCGCGATGCGCTGGGCTGTCGAGAAGATGTTAGGATCAGACACTGGAACAATGTCAATCCGATCATCGAAGTCGGCACGGTAGATAATCTCCGCAGCTCCCGCCCGCGAAAAGCTGAACTCATCAGGGAGATTTTCAGCGTTCAGCCCCGCAAGAAGTTTAAGTTCTTGGCCCTGCGCGTAGTGTAGCCGCTTGTGAATTGCGCTAAATGCCTTGGAACCTTGCTCGATCAAAGCAACCGTCGAGCCAACTGGCATGTTGGCATTAACGTCGCCAATGTTTAAGTCGGCAGTGCTGGCAAATCGCTGGCCTGCCTCAACCATAAAGCCAAGCAAGTTGAACAACGAACCTGACGGCTCCTTGAACGGCAATGGCATTATGGCTTTATTCACGTCATCGACGGTACTGTCGATGTCAACGAACTCCCCTGGGCTGATCTGCATGTCGCCGCCCTGAACACGGCCACGCAGCTTAAAGCCACCCTGCATGTTCGAAAACGCCGCACTGTCGAGCAAGGCGCGCAACGATCCTGTCGCCGCCTTACCCAATCCGCCGATCATGTGATACAGGCCAAAGCCGTAAAAGCCTAAACCTGGCAGAAACTTAAACGACACGAACCAATCGCGCCGCAGCTTCAGCTCATCCTCTTCCCTCCAGTTGCGGCGAACAGCCACGACGGTCTGGGATTCATAGTCAATCGTAATCACGTATGGGATCGCAACCGCGTTGTCATCCTCATCGTCATCGTCCATTTCATTGCCGTCAATGCCGTCAAACAAATCATAGACGTGCATTTCAAGCAGTGTCATCACGTCATCGTTGCTATCGTCGTACTGATCGACGCCCTCGATCTCACCGATCACATCGCCAGATGGATCAATGCTGTCGCCCTCGTTGTATTTGGTCGGCAGGTAATAGCCGTTCTTAACGTAGCGATTAAAGTCGTTCTTCGGCATACGGATAACGTGCGTATAGCGCGGGCTGGTGTAGAGATCCTTGCTCTCTGGGGCGACCACGAAATCTTCGGCTTTTACGAACTGGCTGCACTGCCGATCCATATTGGCGTCCCACCATACCTTTTTGAAGGTATGACCGATCAGCGGTAAGTGAAATAGCATTTGATCTAGATCGGGGAAGAACTCAGGCATTTCTTGCGTGATTTGGAAATTCATGTATTCGCGGACGCGCTTTGCCTGATCCTCTAGCTTCGGATCTGGCGTACCCAAAATCACTGACTTAACTGGGCCTCCTGATGGGTACAGCTCTGCAATTGCACGGGCATTAAACTGTGTAGCTGCCTCAGCTATCAGGGGGTGTACAACCACGGACAAGCCGCGTGTGCCGCGCTCTGAATCGCCATCGTCTAAGCCGCCGTCTGGATCTAGGGTACGCAGGCCGTCCTTGTAGCGTTCCTCCCAGTCTGCGCGGGCAGCGCGGTCATTCTCATAAAAGCTGACCAGCTCCTGCGCCTTTCGGTTCAGCTCTTTGTCGCCAATTGTCTCTGCAAGGTTGATGTCGAACTGGGCGTCATCGATCTCTTCTTGCATGTCTAGCTCTGGATCACCGATCAGAACATCGCCATCGGGAAGCTCTTCGACCATCAGGTCATCGGATGGCGCGCCTTCAGCAAACGGGATCACTACATTCGGGTCAGCCATACATTGTCATCCTTTTTTTATCGTCATCGCCCTTAATAAAAATCATTTGTGCGATCATACTTATGTCTTAGTTATCTGACGCTAGGAAGACTGCACAGATAGTTACCAAGTTGTTAGCCGAAATAGTGCCAATTGGAAAGTAATTTTTCAACCGTACATAGCCACCCGCCGTGGCTGCGTCACTTCATCTTCTTCTATATCTTGGCTGTGGCTAACAAAGAAACCTTTTCGTAATCTGAGCCAAGCCTGTGTGCAAGTGTCAACTATGTCTGAATTATTACCTGATGGAAAACTGGCGCAAATAGATATTAAGTCATCCGCCCACTTGCGTTTAGGGTAATATATCCTGCCATCTTCCAACAATGCAGAACTAGCATGAGCCTTGGCAACCTTGTCTCGATCAGGGCTGTAAGCCAACACAGGAACACCCGCCATGCGTAAAGACTGAATCAAACTGGCTCCGCTTGCTTTCTTCTCGATCAAAACCGCGTCGGGAGTCCATTCGTCATAAGATGCTTGCGCCAGCTTTAAAAGCTCTGGGAAATTAACTCTGTCGTACCACATATCAAGAACGATCAAGCAGTCATAGCCCTCATACTTAAACACGCCCCAAGTGGTTCTGGCGCTATAGCTAGATGTTTCCTTAGTCTCAAACGCAGTGTCGTAACTCTGCAAAACGTATTCAATATTATTTGGCAACTCTTCTTTTTCCCAAGGAACCCACCAAGACGA